AACAAAATAATAGCGACTGCAACTATTAGGTTTATAGTGACAGTCGCTATTGTTGTATATAAAGTTCAATACCTGTAGTTTAACGAATGCTTACAGAAAAATATATTGAGTAAGCTTGAAAAGATAGGAATCACAAGATCATTTATAATGCCTTCTTAGATAGTTTGTGTAAGGATATTGTTGATATTCATGATTTAAAATATCCGTGTGCTATAAAGTAGCATCGGATTTGATTTGCGTTTCTTCAATGTAAGCATTGACTATAACTAATCTGAGTGAAAATATTACTGACAGTCCTTGTCAGTGCTTTGTGAATACCCGATAACTGCTTTGTGGCGGTTATCGGGTTATTCACAGATAAAGTATTATTTGCGTACATTTTCAAATGCCAAGTTTATGCATTTATTTATATGTTGTTTATCTAGAGATTCTATTTCACCTTTTCTATTTATATTTTCTATTATTGATATTTTATCGATTGATGGAGACTTGTCATTGTACCAAAAAGACTGATTGTGTGTTTGGTAATAATTTAAGTCCTTTATGGAATAGCTTTTTGAGTTATATTTAAAGCTATTTGATGGTGTTAGATAATAAATCATTAAGAACACATTCACGCAATTTAATAGACTTAATTCAGGTAATTTAAATAAATATTCCTTTATAGTAATAATATCATTTATACCTATCATTTTAAATAAAGCAATAGTGTAAGTTAACGGTGACTTAGTATTGAATTTAGTTCCTAAATAATCGTTCCCTATATAGTCCCTTTCAATAATATAACTATCCATCCCACTTATAATGCTTTTAATGGTTCTAATTGATAAAGAGCTTATTTTCTTCTCAAGTTCATTCGACATATTGTTGAAATCTTCTTTTGATAAACAACATTTATTTGATATTATTTTATATAAATATTCTTGTGCTACTTTATTTATAGAATAATAAAATGGTTGATGACTTATAAATTTATTAATATAACCATTGTAATTAGCATTTTTCCCGTAGCAATGGTAGAAGATATTTTCGGTTGTACTGTTATCAAAAATCGTAATAATATTATCAAAATCAAACTTATTACTATAGTTCGATTTCTCATATAAATGTTCGTCTATATGAGCTCCTAATACATTCAATATGCGAAACAAATGTGCAGGGTCAATACGGTCAAGGTCTTCTATGATTAGGACTGTTTTATAACCAGATGATTTGATGTATTTTAATGTTTCTATAATAAGTTCTGTGTAGCCATCATGTTCGTATAACCCTCCTTTTTGTGATGTAAACCAAGATTCATATTTTTTGAATGTCGTTTGTTCTTCTTTATATTTCTTAGCAAATGTCTTCCCTTTTTCAAGAATTTTATTTAGAATTTCTCCTTTGGGCAAACAAGAAATCAAGAAACTTATTACTTCTTTTAGACTTTCCAAAGTGAATATAGAGTTTGTAATACCTTCAAAATCAATTGAATTTAATTTTCCATCTTTAGCCAATTGAAAAAGTATATCTCGTTTTATGTATTCGAAAATATCCTGGTTGTCTGCAATCGAATAATTGATAGGGTATAAGGTTATAAAATAATAATCATCTTTATAGAGTTTCTTGAATTCATTAAGAAAGAATGTCTTCCCATCTCCAAATTTTGCAGAGAAGATAGTACGTTCATTTATTTCAAGATGAGATTTGAAATCAGATAATTCTTTGTCTATTGGTATGAGTTCCATAATATTAAGATTAAATTGTTTCAGTAAAATTATATATAAAAATTGGATTCTGAAAGTAAGATTAATAAACTGTAAACCTTTTATACCATAAAACAAATTCTATATAATCAACCAATTAAAATCAACAAATTATGAATCTAAATGAACTAAGAGATAAAGCCTACCGTAACGCAGTTGCCCACGGATGGCACGAAGAAAACCTAAGTGATGAACATTTCCTTTGTCTGGTCATATCCGAACTGATGGAAGCGGTGGAAGCTGACCGCAAAGGCAGACATGCAGACCGAAACCGATTTGATTACTACATGAACATGAAAGAAAGGTCCGATGATGAATTTTCGTATGCATTTAGATATGACATTAAAGATAGTGTTGAGGATGAACTAGCTGATGCCTGTATTCGTCTACTGGATTTTGCTGGGTTGAGAGGATATGATTTGGAAATCTTCGACTATGAAGGAAGTGATACAGAAGACTATTCTGATATGGGTTTCACGGAGGCCATGTTTAGAATCTGTGTCTATGTCACCGACAACTTCTACCGTGATGAACCATTTATCCTCCTAAATGAGATATTTGCTTTCTGCAAAGACAGAAACATCGACATCTTCTGGTACATCGAACAGAAGATGAAATACAATGAACTACGTCCGTATAAGCATGGAGATAAAAGCTACTGACCATGAAACACATATTCTACGCCTTAATCATTCTGCAAGCCTTGTACGAGCTTGTGAAGCTATTCAGATGTAAATCCTTGTATCAGCATGTAAAAGCCTTTCGGAAGCTGGACAATACATCAAAAAGATGGTATTTGATGGCGCATCCGTGGTTTCATATTGCGCTGCTTATGGATACCGTCGGGCTTCTATTGCTGGGGATGGGATTGTTTTCAAGTCAATGGATATGTTTCCTCGTTGTCCTGGCCATGAGTTTTAGTCAGATCCAAAAGCTGGGAGCATGGGCGGTATTTTTGGACAGCGTGATCACGGTCATCATCTACACTTTAGCTATCCTGAACACATATACTTGATATAATGAAAAAAGGGAGCCAGCCCACACGATTAGAAGCCAACTCCCACACACGATTATGATGCAAATATACTAATTCATTCTAAAATTATCGTGCTATGACAAAAGAATTTTCATCAATCGTGGAGTTGAAATCTATACGTGAACAGAAATCAAGATTATCGGAAAGAGAGCAGGAGCTTTCATTACCGGTGCTGACTGATCTGTCGCTTATTCCGGAGATTTACGGCTGGTTCAAGGAGATCCTTTCTGGAATGGACTGCCCGCCCAATCCTGAGAGTGTTACCCAGCGGAAGAAGTTCCTTTTTATCGTACTGTTTCTATTTGCACCCAGCGTACTTGCCGGAGGTAGACTGCCGAACGGAATCCGGGCAGAAATTTCCGGCGTGTTCCCGGATGTCTCTCCGTGTGTAATTTCGAACAATATCGCCGATGTTTCCTTTATCTACCAGCAGTATAAGGATTTCAGGCAGGATATAGAGTATCTTTACAATCAGATTTTAGAAAGGTTGAAAGTCAAAGAACTGATCAAGTAACAGAATGTTTTTAATGGGGATAAAGTCCCTTTGTTTGAATTTTTATGTCTAACAAATTTAAATTTTAAAGGCCGAGTCAGAAGAAGAACAAAATCAGGTTGGGAAATAGCTCGACAAGCCGACAGATTAGCTCAACAGCGTTATGGAAGTAACTTTGACAATCCTAATAATCTTGTAAATAGGATTGCAGGCAGGTATCTTGGAAACTTCAATAGAAATGGAACCAGTTGGAATACACAAGTTTCAAAACGTACTTACATGGGACTTAATGATGGGTAATTAGTAAAAGAACTAATCAAGTAAAAAAGCCGGAGCGTTATGCTTCCGGCTTTTGCTCAGGTATATCAACAAAGTCAAATTTTAAATAAAAGTCCTGATCATACAACTGTTTTAGAACAGATAAATATTCTGTAATATCATTATACAATTTATTTTCTTTATTTTTAATAGTATTATTGTATGTTTGCCTTATGTTATTAAGGTCATTCATTCTCTTTGAAGCCAAAACAGATAATATTTTGTTCGTTTTATCTTCATTCGCCAAATCAAAGAATATTTTCCAGTCTGTAAGGCTGTTTATGGCATTCTTTGCAATATAGACCAAAAAGTTAGTGTATTCTTTTGAGCTTTCTAATATATTATCAATTTGTTGAGTTATACCACTATTCTTCCCAATAGTTATTTTTATTAGTCTAATGTCATGGGTTAAATTTAACATTGTGGAATTTATATCATTTGTAATTTTTGATAGTTTCTCTGTAGCATGTTTATCATACAAATAACATGATAGTTGGTTACTGTACATTTGAAGTAATTCTACTAAATATAAAACATTGACAAATCTATTGGTCCTTTGCTCTATAAAAGTATGTTTTCTCTGAGATTCAAACGAGATTTCATTTTTTACCGATTCTATGATTTCTGTAATTTCATCTATATCCTCCTTTGTGGCAAGGTTCTTTCCTTTTTCTTCATTATAAGCTTTCTTTCGAGATATACTGTAAAGGCAAATAAAGTTTCCTACTGCCAAAATAACAGTATTGACATTGACTAATGTATCTGCTTCCATATTTATTCTCCTTTCTCCGTTTTTATTTTATATAATAAGCCCCGAACCATAAGGAACGGGGCTGGAATAGTTATTTATAGATGTAATTATATCTTAGCTCGGATTCATCATTCTTAAAACTATAGGATACGGAAATTTTATTTATTGTACCATCTTCATTATAAAAATAGTCATAATATGTCCAAGAATCTGAATATGATTCCTTTTTGGATTTTCTTTGAATACGACCTGAAGAATCATATTGATATTCATATTTTTGTTCTATTGATTCTTTTCCAGTATCACCATTTATATAAGTTTCCTGAAGTAAATTATCATGTGAATCATATTCAAAAATGAAGCTACCAAACAGAGAGCCATCATCAATATTTGTTTTTTCTATATAGATATTTTTCCCTTCATATCTATATTCGCTTATATAGCCAAAATTGTTGCTAACCCAAATGTCTTTTTCTACTGTTTTTATCAATCTTTTTTGACTATCATATTCGTATGTCCATTCTTCATTCAGGTCTCCATCGTCATCATATACCAGCATACGTGACACGGAATCAATGCTGTTATATTCGTATTTACGTTTTTTTTCAAACAAAGTAAACTTATATTCGTTCATTTCCACCACACGCTTTTTGTCGTCGTATTCATATTTGTAATTGCAATCGATTCTACCATCCAATAAAGCATTATAGTAATTGGTGGTTTTTTCTTGCAATGTTCCGTCTGTATTATAGATATATTGTTCGTAAAGTTCTCCATATTCATCTATCTCTCCAAACTTCTTTTCATGTTCGTTTATTACAATTTCAGACAGAACTTTATTTCCATTATTCCCTCCGAGCTCTCCATCACCATCGCTACTGCACCCTACAAAAAACAAAGCCACTAGTATAGGCAGCATAAATAACATTTTCTTCATTTGACTTTGGTTTTATTGATTAAACATCCATTTCCAACAACTTCCTTAAATCCTCAAACGAGTGAACTTCATAAAGAGTTCCTTTCACCTTTACATAACCATTTACTTCGGAATCAGGAGTATTTCTTACAAATAGTTCTGAGATATCCACTCCTAAAGCATTTGCAATACGTTCCAATGTTTCTAATGTAGGATTCCCATTGATATTTCTTGTTAGGGTATCTCTTGTCACTCCTAATATTTCAGCAAATTGTTGCATTGTCATGCCTTTTTGCTTAATAAGATATTTTACTCTTAAGTCCATAATTTAAAATATTATAATAGTGTATACAAATGTAGCTTTTTCTTATGTAATACGATATTGTGATATCGTTAAATAATACAAAAAAGGTAGTAAAATGTCGTTTTTTATTTGATAATACGATATTAAGATGTATCTTTGCAGTGTGATAAACGACATGGTAATATCGAATTGATTAAAATACATACGATTATGAAAACAATTAGTAGTGATTACATCAAAGAGATCAAAGAACAGATCAGAGTTATCAATGATGCTCTTAAAAGAGTGCAAGAAGCTGAAAAGATTCAAGAAACAACAGTTAATGCACGTGAGTATGAGAAAGCTAAGAATGAGGCTATAGATGCAAGCTTAGACGTTATGGCAGCACTTGAGTTCGCTGTAACATCAGCGTCAAATATGGGTTGCGGTACAGGTGCATACGACATCAAAAAATTTCACAAGGTAGTAGAAACAACTTTATAAATAACAGCAGGGAGAAAGTCCTGCATAACCCCTCACACGATTATGACAGCATACAAGAAATCAAACAGCATTACAGAAGTGAAATTAAGCCGATTCTCAAAGAAAGAATATCAAGCCTTATTGAGTGCTACTGAATCCATGAAAGATCGCCAAAAGGCAGCACAAACGCTTTGTGACTACCTTTGTTCAAAGTTCAATATACCGAAATCTATTGTTAAGGTAGTGAATCGCAGCCAACCGTACAGAACAGGATATTCTGGCAGACTGCAAAGTAAGACGTTAGGCACATACACAATCCAGACACAGGTGATCACACTGTACAATCTTACTGCAATCAAAAAGCAGGTGGTATCTATCAAGGTGATGGCAGCCACATTTCTTCACGAGTTCATTCATCATTATGACATGACGTTTCTAAAATTAGGTGATTCGCCTCATACGTCAGGTTTCTATAAGAGAATTGCAGATTTAGAGAATAAACTATCCAAGTAGCCTTTCTGGCTACCACTATTTGAAATGACTATGAAAAGAGAAATTGAAAAATTATTTGCTCAGAGAGTAAATGCCATATATCATGAACTTTGTGGGGCTTGGGATAAAGATGAGCATTACTTTGATGATTGTTCTGTATATGCGGGAAAATTTGAGATAATAGGTAGACATCTTGACTTTGTAAAATCTTTCGATCATGAACCGACTGATAGAGAAATAAAAAATGCCTTAGTATATCGATTTAATTTGAACTTAAAGTATTTAAAATAAATTGAATATGGTTATGAAAAGAAAATATTTCGACACTAAACAAGCCGCTGTCAAAGCTAAGAATAAGCGTTCTAAAAATGGAGAACAAGGCTTGCATGTATTTAAAATGCCAAAGGGATCAAGAAAAAGTGGAAAATTTGTCATATGCACTGGGATTGAATATTTGAATACATACTAATCGGTAGTTTTTGTGACTGCCTTAATTTAAGATGGTTATGAAAAGAGAAAAGTTAACGGTTAAAGCATCAGATGTAAGAAGCATAAAAATGAGCGTAAATCCGCCCAAAGTGGTAATGGATGCAGGTTATAGAGTGATTCATGACGGTGAAATAAAATGCTGGGTAGGTATAGGCTGGTTGACCGAAGGCAGAGCGTCAAAGAGTGATTACTATAAGATACCAGAAGTTGTAAACGGATAATTTAGGATAGATATGAAATCAATAAACGTAAATGGTTGCAGTATATGTCAACCCGGTAGCGAGAACTATTGCACTTATACTACCAAATTAAGAGGAAAAAGAGTAAAAATGTATCAGTACGATTACAAAACAGATTCAGGTGAGTTGTTTTCTTGCTGTGCCCCAACACTGGAAAAGTGTAGGGAAAAACGTGATGCATGGCTAAAAAGCAAACATTTGGCATAATGTTTCGTATGCGTTGAATTGTTATTCAAAATTGTCTTCATAATGGGGTATCTTTGTATAGATACCATCGCGGGTTAGAGCAGTGGGCAGCTCGTCACTTTGACTTGGTGAAGGCCGGTGGTTCGAATCCATCACCCGCAACTAACATTTAAAATTTACACGATTATGGAAATACTTACGCTTATCATCAAACAGAAGTTCTTTGACGAAATCTTGTCTGGCAAGAAAACACAAGAATTCAGAGAAATCAGACCTACAACCCAGAAGAAATACTGCCAGCTTGACGCTGATGGGTATTGTGTCGAGAAAGACGGTGTTTTGCAGCCTAAGCATTACGATGCTATCCAGTTCTTTGTAGGCTACAATAAAGATAGGGCCAGTGCACTGGTAGAAGTCAAAGGGGCAAAGATCGAACTGTTTGAAGATGAGAATCACAACTTTATCGAATACACCTATCAAGGTGAGATATACCTGGCCGCACAAGTCGTTTATGACCTTGGCCGAGTAATTGAAAAGCATGTTTAACCCTTTAAAACTTGTTGTTGAGTCAGAACAAACAGAAGTACATTTTCAACGAGTAACTACCGTGGGGGCCGCACTGGATTGACAGACCCCAACACCGGTAGAACTTCACAGGGTGGGAGATACATTACCCGCCGGCAGCAGTATTATAACGTCCGTACAGGACTTGGCATGAGTGGCGGATAATGACACTGCAAGAAAGGACATACAGCTATATTGACCTCGTCAGACAGAAGACTGACGGGGTTTTGCTGTTTCTGTCCTTGGGTAAGGATTCTTTAGTATTACTGGATATGATCTATCCGAAGTTTGAAAGGATAGTCTGCGTGTTCATGTACTTTGTCAAAGGATTAGAGCACATCGAAAGATGGATTGGATGGGTAAAAGCCAAATATCCGAGGATAGAGTTTGTTCAGGTGCCTCACTGGAACCTTACCTACATTCTTCGAGGTGGTTTGTATTGCGTGCCAAACCCGAAAGTGAAACTTTTAAAACTGGCCGATGTGGTGAAGGCCATGCAGCTAAGATATGGACTTTACTACGCGTTCTTGGGCATGAAGAAGGCTGACGGCATGAACCGCCGTCTTATGCTGAAAGGCTATGAAGCCAACGGGTACGAGAACAATGGTATGTGCTACCCTTTAGCAGACTGGACGCAGAAAGACATCCTGTCCTACATGAAGCAGAACGGGCTGCCGGAACCTGTCAGGTATTCGCTGAAGGCCAGTTCTGGTGTTGGATTCAATCTGGATTGCATGTTATGGCTGGAGAAGAACTACCCGCAGGATTTACAGAGAATTTACAAGGTGTTCCCGATGGCTGAGAGAATTCTTTGGGAACATAAACAAAAGCAATAGGTATGGAACTGAGCAAATACATAAAGAGTGAATCGGTGGAACTTAACCGTTCCGCCATTCACTTTGCAGATTATAACCCCAGGAAACTTTCTGAGGAAGCCCGAAAGACGTTAAAGCGGGGTATCAAGAAGTTCGGTCTGGTTGGTGGAATCGTTGTCAACAAGCGGACCGGACTGACTGTTGTGTCCGGCCACCAGCGTCTGACGGTTATGGATGAACTCCAGAAATTCCCGGAAAACGATTATAGAATCCGTGTCGATGTGATTGACGTGGATGAGAAGCAGGAAAAAGAGTTGAATATCCTGATGAACAACCCGAACGCACAAGGAGCTTGGGACTATGACGCTTTGGCTCGATTAGTTCCGAACATTGATTACCAGGATGCAGGTCTGACTGCCGCCGATCTGAATATGATTGGCTGTGATTTTCTTCTCCAGACAGAAGAAGAAAGTTCTATTGCGGAAGCTTTGGAGGATATGATGGCACCAGTTACAGAACAGAAAGAAGCCGAGAAAGCCGCCAAGCAGATGGAAAGAGCCGAGAAGGTGGCCCACATGAAGGAAGTCAAGCAGCAGGTGAAAGATGCAGCCCAGAAGCAGGCACAAGATATGGACGCTTATCTCATGCTTTCCTTCGATACGTTTGAAGCTAAGGCTGCTTTTTGTGAAAGATTTGGATATGATCCATATTCCAAGTTCATCAAGGGTGAGGTATTTGATGAACAGGTAGAAAGAATTGAATGAGAAATTAAAACAAGGAGGAATGCCGAGTTAGAAGGAAAACTTATAGCCAGTTGTATCAACAGTCAAGACGAATAATGTATAACGCTGGAAGGCAATACGGGCTTGGTACAGATAGGCAAAGAAGTATAAGAGACAGAACGAGGTCTATAATGGAAAGATATGCAGCGAGAATAGACAGTTATTTCTCAAAGAGAGGAATTGATGTTTATGGCAATAAGCCTGTTTCTCGCCGTATTTATATGGGTAACAATAACGGATGATTTGGTTATGAAAAGTGAATCTCAAAAAAGCAAACATACAGGACGAAAGCCCAAATTTGACTACAAGAGTGAGGAGTTTCTCTCTCAGGTGGAAACGTATGCCAAGAAGGGATTCACGGACAAAGAAATCGCTTTTGCTTTAGGGTTATGCCCCCAGACATTCTGCGAGAAGAAGAATGAGCACTCTGAATTATGCGAAGTATTAGCGCGCGGGCGTGCGACCATCACGGCCGCTGTGCGTGCGAAGTTCCTTGCTATGGCTTTGGGCGGTATCAAGACCAAGAGTACTGTAGTCAGGAAGCTGAAAGACCAGGACGGTAATCTGACCGGCGAAGAAGAGCTTCAGGTGAGCGAGAGTGAGCTGGCTCCCAACCTTCAGGCCATGTCCGTCTGGCTGTATCATCACGATGAAGAATGGAGAAAGGTTGAACGCCGGCAGGACGAGGACGCCGATATTCCAAAGGATATTGACCACGGAATTCCTATTGACTCATGGATTAAAGACAAGCTGAAATGATTGTTCCTCAAGAAATATATCATCCGTTATACACCGATTGCGAGAAGTTTATCATCCTTATCACCGGTGGCCGTGGATCGGGAAAGTCTTTCAACGCTTCTACCTTCATTGAGCGTTTGACGTTCGAAATGACTCCGGTGGAGAAGATTGTCCACCAGATTCTATACACCCGTTACACGATGGTATCTGCCGGCATGTCTATCATTCCGGAAATGATGGAAAAGATAGAACTGGACGGCACCACGAAGTATTTCAAGACCACCAAGACGGACATCGTAAACCGGATGACTGGCAGTCGTATCATGTTCCGAGGCATCAAGACTTCTTCCGGAAATCAGACGGCTAAGCTGAAATCCATTCAGGGTATCACGACATTTGTCTGCGATGAAGCGGAGGAATGGACCAGTGAGGAAGAGTTTGACAAGATTATGCTCTCCATCCGTAAGAAGGGAATCCAAAACCGCATTATCATTATTATGAATCCCTGTGATTCGAACCATTTCATCTACAAGAAATACATCGAAAATACCCACCGACTGGTGGAAATTGATGGTGTTCAGGTTCAAATCTCAACTCATCCAAATGTTCTCCACATCCATACGACGTACTTCGACAATATCGAGAACCTTTCTCCTGAGTTCCTGAGAGAAGTCAAGGAAATGAAGGAGAAGAATCCGGAGAAGTATGCTCATGTGGTTATCGGCCGATGGGCGGACGTGGCCGAGGGTGCCGTGTTCAAGAAATGGGGTATCGTGGATGAGTTCCCAATGTGGTGCAAGAAAGTGGCTATCGGGCTGGATTTTGGTTATACCAATGATCCTACAGCAGCTATCCGGTGCGGAATCATAGACAATGCACTATATCTGGATGAAATAGATTATAGAACTGGATTATTATCTGGGGATATTATAAAAACCTTGCGTCCTTGGAATCTGAGAGTGATTGCCGACAGTGCGGACCCGCGACTTATTCAGGAAATCCATAACGGAGGTATCAAGATTTATCCAGTAGAGAAAGGACAAGGTTCTGTCAATGCAGGTCTTGACAAGATGCAGGGTATGGAAATCTTTATCACCAGACGCTCCTACAACCTTCAGCGGGAGTTCAGAAATTATGTATGGGCAAAGGATAAGGATGGAAACTACATCAACGAGCCGGAAGACCACGATAATCACTGCTTTGTAGGTGAAACTATGATAGAAACTTTATCGGGTAGAAAGCGCATTGATTCCATCAAAGTTGGCGAGTATGTGCTTACATCAGACGGCTATCGGAAAGTAAGTAAATTCTTTGATAATGGATATAAAAGGATATTGCATATTCGTTTGATTTTTAGTAACTTTATAGTAGAATTAAAGGCTACTCCTGAACATAGATTTAAAACTAAAAATGGATGGAAACAATTAAAAAACTTGACGGAAACGGACATACTTTATACGTGCAAATCTTTAATGGGAAAGAATATCGTTTATACAGCGGAGAACGATATTTCTCTCGTGGAACGAAAAGACTTCACAGGGAAGTGTGGAAATACTTCAATGGAGATATACCAAAAGGATACCATGTCCACCACAAAGACGAAAACACATGGAATAATGAAATTAGCAACCTTGAGCTTGTTGAGATGCATACCCATTTGCGGCTTCATGCAAAAGAACAAAATGAGAATGAAGAAGTACTTGCACAACGTAGGAAGAACATGGCTAAAGCAAGCAAATATGCTGCTGAATGGCATGGATCAGAAGAAGGCAAGAAATGGCATAGCGAACACGCTAAAAAACAATTTGCAAGCGCAAAGCCAAAGGACTTCGTCTGTGAATGGTGTGGAAAGACGTTTTCTGCAATGCCGAATGGAATTAACAGATTCTGTTCAAATAAGTGCAAGACTGCATACAGATACCACTCAGGAGTTGACAACGAAACACGGAAATGTAAATGGTGCGGTAGAGAATTTACTGCAAACAAATACAGTAGAACATGGTACTGTAGCAAAAGTTGCAGCGGAAAGTATTCTGCAAGCGTCAGAAATAAAAATGATTGAGATAATAAGTGAGAATATAGCAAGTGTTTACGACTTGGAGGTTGAGGATATGCACGAGTTTTTTGCTAATGGAATTCTTGTACATAATTGCATTGACGCTGCACGTTATTATGTTCTGGGTGAACTTCTCGGCAAGATTATGAAACCGAAAGACATTTCAGGAATATTTGGACATTAAAAATTATTATATGAGAACCATAGAAGAAATTTTAGCTATATCGGAGATAGAGAGAAAGATCTACTATCTAAAGAAAGGGCGGAAGACAGAGCTTCCTAACGCTCACGCTCTTTACAACGACTGGAATCCGAACAAGCACGAGATAGTGATAGATGAGGAGAAATATCCGAAAATCAAAATCACTACCCAGCCAGAGAAACGGATTACAGACCCGACAACCGGGAAAGAATATGTGGAACCGGCGGTAAAGAAGGAAGTTGATCCGAATAGGATTGCGCTTCCTATCGAGCAGGATGTAGTGAACATTCAGACTGCCTTCACAGTCGGATCGGAACCAGTGCTTGACTGCCAGCCGGATCAGTCGGAAGAAAGTCTTCTTTCTGCCTTGAAGCAGGTATTCAAGAAAAACAAGCTGAAGTATCAGAACAAGAAGGTCGTGCGGGCGTGGCTGGCCGAGCAGGAAGTGGCCGAGTACTGGTATGTAGTGAAAGATGACGGTTTCTGGGCAAAACTTAAACGTAAGATTTCCGGAATCTTTGGCAAGTCAAAGCCGGAGTATCGCCTGAAGAGTGCCATCTGGTCACCATTTCGAGGTGACAAGCTCTACCCATTTTTCAACAATCAGGGGGATTTAGTAGCTCTCTCTCGTGAATACAAGAAAAAAGACTTGAATGATGTAGAAATCACCTGTTTTATGACCATCACCAAGGATATGGTTTACCAGTGGGAGCTGACGAGCAACTGGACCGACAAAGGTTCTTTCGCACACGGATTCAAGAAAATGCCGGTGATCTACATGTACCGTCCGGAAGCATATTGCGAAAAGATCAAATCTTTACGTGTAAGACTGGAGAAGCTCCTTTCCAGTTACGCGGACTGTATAGACTATCACTTTTTCCCTATTCTCATGCTGTTTGGAAATGTGGAGAACTTCTCCGGTGAGTTCAAGAATAGGGTAGTAGAGTTGACTGGGCAAGGAGCTAATGCCCAGTACCTTACCTGGTCCCAGGTTCCCGATACTGTCAAGTTCGAGGTGGAAACCTTACTGAGCCAGATATACGGATTGACTAATACGCCCAGAATCTCTTTCGATTCATTGAAGGGTACTGGCAACGCTGTTTCCGGTGTAACCTTCGACCATGTATTTATGTCCACTCACCTGAATGTGGAGAACCTGAACGAAACCGTCGGCGAGTTCATGCAGCGTCGTGTGAATTTTCTCGTTTCTGCCTTGGGTTCCGTGAACTCTACCCTTGAATCAGCTTCCGAAACTATTGATGTGGATGTTCAAATGCAACCCTACAGGCTGGAAGACATCAAAGACAAGATAGACACCGCTATCAAGGCTAAGGATGGTGAAATCTGGTCGCAACAGCGGGCTATCACCTTTGTGGGGAACGTGGATTCTGTTCTAGATGAGATTGAAGCCATCAAGGAAGAGCAGGCAGAGAAGCAGAAGAACGATATTGAGAAACAGAAACAACTTTCTTCTATGAAAGGAAACACGTTGAAATCTGAAAAATAGAACAATTTAGTCAGAAGAATTACAGGGTTTATACAAAACTAACTGATAAAAATCTAAAATATTGACTAATTATATAGCGATATCTCATGGTATCGCTATTTTTTTGCGCAATTACAAATAATAGAATATAATTTTGAAAAATAGAATTTTATTATTACTTTTGCAATATGATAATTGAGTGAACCTAATGAGAATATTTACAGAACAAGCTATAAAGGAATATGCAGAAACGCATCCTGACGCAAAGGTAGCTTTACAAGAATGGACAACCATAGTCAAGAAAAGCGAATGGACTTGCTTTGCAGACGTAAAAAAGACTTTCAATAGTGTTGATAATGTGGGTAACCAACATTATGTATTCAATATTAAAGGAAATAATTACAGGCTGATTGTAGTGATAAAATTCACTATAAAGTTTGTTTATATTCGTTTCATTGGCACTCATGCTGAATATGATAGAATAGCTGATTGTTCAGTTTTATAATTAAACCGAATCGGCGGTTACCGATTACCAAAGAGCTATGACAAAGATAGAAACAAAAGCTCAATACGACTGGGCTGTAAAAAGGGTTGAGGAATTACTTCCACTGGTTACAGATGAAACTCCTCTTGATGATCCTAATAGCATAGAGTTGGAATTACTTTCTAACCTTGTAGCTGACTATTCAGAAGAACATTTTGCACTGGGAGAACCAACACTTGTTGATGTTCTCAAACTCCGTATGTATGAAATGGGGCTTAACCAAAAAGCACTGGCTAAATTGATTGGTGTTAGCCCTTCACGTTTGAGTGATTATATTTCTGGTAAATGTGAGCCAACATTGAAGGTTGCGCGTGAAATTAGTCAAAAACTGAATATCGATGCTAATATAGTGTTAGGTGTTTGATTTGATATGAGAGCTGTTGAAGTAATAGTTGAAAATGCTGGAGATAATCTTAGTGCTTACATTGAAGGTGCTCCGGTAATGACTGTTGGTAACGATGTGAAGGTAATCGAGAAGAACATGAAGGAAGCTGTTGAACTTTACCTGGAGTCATGCAAGGATATGAACATCGCTCCAGTGGAAGTATTGCAGGGAGAGTTCACCTTGAAGTTCAAGATAGATGCTGCCACCTTCATCAATTATTACAGCAGTATCTTTACCAAAGCTGCTTTAAGCCGGATTACCGGAATCAATGAGCGCCAGTTGTGGCATTATGCGGCTGGAGTACACAAACCACGTAAACAGCAATTGGAGAAGATTCAGAGAGGTATTAACGCGCTGACAGAGGAGCTGTCAGCTATAAAATTATTGTGATTCTTTGAGGTTCTATGGCTACATATATTTATATTGATGATACAGGAAATGCACAGCATAGAAGTGGATTCAAATACGATACATCTAATTCAGCTTCTTGGTGTGCAATAATACTGAACGAAAAGCAATATTCTTCAGCCCAAATGTTCATGAATAATATGCTAAAAGAGCTTCAAAATCAATTAAGTATAGATGAATTTCATTTTACTGATATATTTTCAGCTAAAGGTATATATAGAAGTATAGAAAATAGATTTGATATTTTTAAGGAGTTTTCTGGATTTTCTGCTTTTGAGCAATATATTGTTCTGTTTCAAAGTTTTAGTGAAGATGACTATAAATTAGTAAAGAGCCAAATAGTTGTAGATGGGTTTAAGTTATATAATTATTCTGATTTTGCTTTATATAATCTTTTACTTCAAATAAAAGTGTATTTGACTTCTAATTCTGAATATTCAACACCTTATAGGATTATAATTGATGAGGGGAGGTGTAAAAATAATTCATCTCAAGACTGCTCTATATTGGGAGATTCATTAGAAAATCAAAGAATCTTATATAAATCTTCTAAAGAAGAACCAATGCTCCAATTAGCGGATTTTACTGCATTTACGTTAAATCGTTGTACTTGGTTAAATATGAAAGACAATTTGAGTAAATATGATAAAGAATTTCTCAAAATAGCATCTTTTGCTAACTTTAACACTCCTTTTTTACGTAGTATGAAATTACATATTGATAGTAACAGAAAACAGATATACGAAAATATATTAGATACTGCTATTAATAAGACTAGAATTTTACCAGAAGAAACCTTAGAAGATTTTGTCAAAAATGTTATGATTAACATAAAACAATAAATGATAACATCGGTAGTCACGCTTTCTTTTTACCTAAAAACGAACATTCTCTTAATTGTTTCGTATCGTTAGCCTTAAAATTTCCCCTTCCTTTTCTCTATAAGTAAATTTACCGTATGAAATTATTAATCAAACTCATACGGTATGACAATCTTTGAACAAATTTTGGCAGGACTGCAACAAAAGTATTCTGGGGTGGACACTGCTATACTTACCCGAGTTGCCACAAAGAAGGCAGAGGGTGTAACGGACGAAATGCAGGTAAACTCAATTCTGGAGGGTATCTCTTTTCAGGACGTGTTGACTTCATACGGCGATTTCCGTGCCGGGGATGCTCGAATCACAGCGGTTGCAAACTATGAGAAGAAGCATAACCTTAAAGACGGTAAGCCAATCGAGAATCCGGAAGAAAAGAAAGACGAAAAGAAGGATGAGAAAAAGGACGAGGTACCTGCGTGGGCTCAGGCTTTGATTGATTCTAACAAAATTCTTTCTGAAAAGCTATCTAATTATGAAGCAGAGAAAGCGCAGGCGCAGCGCAATTCTCAGATTTCAGCAGTGGCGAAGAAGTACGGTATTCCCGAATTTATGCTGAAAGATCGCAACATTCCTGAGAACACGGACTTGGATACTTATTTCAAGGACATGAAGCAGGATATGTCTAACAGCGGCTTCCAGTTCGCTAAAGTTCCTGAAACTGCCGAGCAGAAGCAGGAGAAAGAAGCTAGTGAGTTCGCTAAAATGATTGAGGCGGACACAAAATCTATTGTCGAACAACAAAACAAGTAATTTATGTCAGCAGGATTTAAGTACAACATTGAGCCTGAACCGTCCATCGAGGAACGCTATGACGTTTCTACCGGTGTAAGACGCAGAGGGCCCTACAAGCTGGACACGACCAACCTTGTAGCTGGTTCGTTCCTTCCATCCTTCACGCCGATTGCCGCCGATCTGGTGAAGAAGACCGCTCAGGTGGCTATCCGTGTAGAAGTTTATGAGAAATATACAACCGGCTCCAATACCACGTTGAAAATAAAGAAGAATTCATTGGCTTATGCCGGCATGAATTTGGGTGATGGCACTCATGGAGCCACAGTAAACGCAATTGACAAGTCCGACAAAGCTTTTGATAAGCTGACTTTAGCCGCCGACTTCGGTGCCACGCTCAATGTAGGGACAGTTCTCTTTGAGGCAAGTGCATCAGCCGGAACTACCCCAAAAGTAGTGGCGAATTCAGCTTTATACGAAAGAGCCAAGGTGGAGGATGGTATTGTTTTGGTAGCATTGCTTATGCGTGCATTTGAGATTGAACCGACCAAGCTTGCTATGCCTTTCCATGCGAAGGACAAGGCAAATATGCCATATTTCCAGTTTAACGAATAAGAAAGGAGGACTAAGATATGATGCTAACTATTCATACACTGTTTAACGACCCCAACATCGTTAACGCCGTCATCCAGCGCGTCCTTCAGACCCGTAAGGATACAATCTACTGGCAGCAGTACCTCGATTTCCGAAGAACGACTACCCGTGTGTTCAAGGACTACATCGGTCAGGTTACTGGCGTGATGGCCGGTTCCATTAACTCACGATACGGCGAGAAGCCTATCCGTGAACGCCGGAATATCGGTTCGGGATATGGAGAAATTGCCTATTTGGGAGATCGCTACCAGATTTCAATCGATCGTTTGTCCGAACTTCAGGACTTGATTGATAAGTTTAACGAAGCCAAGACTGCCGACCAAGTTGCCGCCATGCAAGACATCGTGAACTTCATCTACGACGATTATCGTCAGGTACTCCTTGCCGCTCACAAGCGCATGGACATCGTTTTCGGTTCTTTGTTGATGACAGGAAAGGCCCAAGTGAAGAACAAGGACGACAACGCTGCCGGTATCGACTTGCTGGACATCGAACTTCCGTTCAAGTTCATCACTCCAGAAGCTGGAGATAAGGCCAACTTCATTACTTATCTGCAACAGAAGATAAATGAATTGAGATCCATTTACGGTGTTTTCCCAAAGATGATTATGTCACGAGGTACTTTCGTGAAGAACATCATCGGTTCGAGCGAGTTTGGCGACAAGTTTAAGATGCAGCTTACTGGCAACGAGATGTACATGTCAACCGGATTGATTACCTCACAACTGGCTTCTACAGTCTTTACTGGCATTGGGCTTCCTGCCATCGAAATCAAGGAAGACTATGTTCTTGACCAAACCGGGAAGAACGTACAGATTTACGCAGACGATCGTATCACATTGCTTCCACAAGATAAGATTGGTTATATGCGTTTCCATACTCCTTATGAAGCTGTAGACGGTGTGCCAGGACGTAATTACACTCAGGCAGACGGTGAAATGCTGATTTCCGGATATAAGGATGGTAACGGTCGTTATCTTGAATACACCGCTGAGTGGATTCCGCAGATTACGAATCCTAACCTGATTGTGAATTTCGATTTGTCAACCATGAACGCATGACAGTAAACGACTACATATCACAGAAGTTTCAGACCTTCGGCATCAATTTGTCGGAGGCTGACCTTTTGGAGATAAGTCTGTCTTCAGAAATAAGCGGAGAGGATGAGATGGGTCCGTCAAAAATCGGTCTTGTATCGGTGGCTATGGCGAAGTTCATCCCCTCTCTATTACTCCGTGCCACTTCCATCAGCGAGAACGGTTTTTCTATGTCCTGGAATACTCAGGGCTTAAAGGAATATTACTCTTTCTTGTGTAAGAAGTACGGTCTAGAAGACATGCTGTCAGATAAACCTAAAGTCAGATTCCTATGATATTCGCTCCGCATACATTACAGGTTAAAGTCATCACTCAGATGGACACGGACGAGTTCGGCCGGCCTATTCCCGGTACCGGCGTGGAAAGCTGGCAGGACGTGTGCAAGTGCCGGTGTGATGATAATTCCACCAAGGAGTTTACATCGGAGAATGGTGAGGTGTACCGACCGAATTTCCATGTTGTTTGTGAGAAAAAAATCTCACTGAAGGCTGGTGATGAAGTCAGATGTATGGACGGTGAGAATGTCAGGGGAACTGGCAGGGTTTACATGGTAAAGAATACGAATTATTTTGGTTACTCAGAGATATGGATGTAAAGTTTGATTTTTCGGACGTGGATGGCTTTTTCGACCAAGGTTATGCTGAGGTAAAAGCTGTTGAAGATAAGGTTGGTAAAGAAGCTGTCGATTATGCAGTAGAGCATGGAAGCTATCAGAACCGGACCGGAACTCTCCGTAAGTCAAACAAGTATTCAGTTCAAGATGACGGACTGGAGTTAAGGAATGAAGCCGAATACGCTTCGTTTGTGGAATCAAAAGGCTACGAAGTCCTGACTGGTGCAGCCCTATACGCTGAGAGACGATTGAAGGAGGAAATAAAATGATAGTAACTACCGACATAGCGAACATACTTTACCGTGATTGCCAGCCTTTCGGTATATCCATCGTTCCTCATGGAAAGAAGCTGACAGGTGAATTGAAATCCGAAAGAATCGTCATTCACGCCAAGAAACAACAGCCAGGAACATACTGGAAGAAGTCTTTCGCAGAAGTGAACCTTTGCGTTCCAGACCTGAAAGAAGGTGAAGCCAACACCATTCGGCTGAACGAACTCGAGAAACGGGCTCAAGGACTATTTGACGGTGTAACCGGACGCTACGACGGTACTACCTATCATTATTCCATCGACACAATCGGAACCGAGGAGGACACATCCTTAAAGTGTCACTATGTGAATGTAAGAATTTTGTTTGAAGTTTTAAATGTGAAATAATATGGCAGAAGCAAAGAAAATCACCGCCGTGAATATCAAGAAACTTTGGTATGGCGAGACAAGTGCTATAGCAGAAGATTTGACCGGAAAGGCTTTGTACACTCTTTTGCAGGGCGAAACCTTGAAAGAGGTAAAGAATATCCACCAGGATACGTGGACGCTCGAAGAAGCGGAAGCGAGCCGAACGAATTACAAGAACCAGCTCACAGGTCAGACCTATCGTAGCGACAAGGAAATGGGCGACGTGACCGTCAACTTTACTATTGGTGAATACGACTATCCGACGAAGAAAGACCTCATGGGAGGTGATGTCATCAACACCGATAAGGGTTGGAAGCGTGCAAGAGGTAAGGTGAACATCGAAAAGTTGATTGTTGCCCTGACCGAAGACGACCAGTATTGCGTCATTCCTCGCTCCGACATCGGTGCCCGCGAAGCTACTACCGATAAGGCCATTGGACTACCGGTGAGTGCTGTAGAACTGGAGCCGAAAGACTCGGCTATCGCTCCGGAATACTGGTTTGATTCCGAAGAGGTAACAGCTGGTGTGTAATGCCTATCCAATAGGTAGAGATTGTATTCCATAACAGGGGTGGGCTTTATGGCTTCACCCCTTAATTTTTATCTTTTATCAGAATGAATCAAGGAGCAAAAATCATATCAGAATCCATTATCGGCAGTGATTTCAGAACGGTGTTTGTCGCCGGGAAAGCCTACACGGTTTATCCTCCAACGATCCACAGACTTGCCGGAGCCATTTCCCATCTGTCAGGCGTACAAGAGGCCGAAAACTTGAAAGAAGTTCTGCTCTCCTTGGGAGAAAGCGAGGCTTACAGTAAGGCTCTCTCCTGGCTGATAGCTGGTGACGAAAGTCTGAGCGAAGAACTGGGAAAAGGAACATACGAAGAGAATGTGAACGCATTGGATGAAGCACTCTCTATGATTGATTCAAAGGTTTTTCTCAAAGCTGTCAGCTTGGCGAGGAACGTAAGCCTGCTGGCAGCGAAACCGAGGTTGTAGGGAATGATACTCTCTTGGGGCAGATTGCATCGTTCATGGAAAATCTGCATCTGTCATACCGGGAAGTGGTCTACGAGATACCGTACAGAAACTTAGTATTAATGCAGCGTGACAAGCTCCATACCGTTACAGGGACAAAGGTTACAAAGGTACAGGGTAAGGACATGGCTTCGCGCAGAAGAAGAAACAAGAAATAGATATGGCTACACTATACTTTAAAGTCAGTTCAGATTATGATGAGGTTATCCGTCTGAGGAAGGAATGTGAGAAGTTGGAAGCCCAACTCAAAAAGATGGACGTAAACAAATCCCCCGCAGCCGCCAAGGCATTGGAGACTCAACTGGCATCTGCTCGCCAACAAATGATGGGGCTGGTGACTGAGGCGGCCAAGGCTGGAGCCGTAATGGAGCACGATTTCAAAAATGGGATTTACAGCGCTTCACAAACAGTAAACAACCTCTCAGCAAATATTACATCACAAAGGGGGATCATTAGGCAATTACAAAATGAGCTTACTTTACTGAAAGAGAAATACCGAGAAACTGTAAAGTCGGGTGGTGATACCAGTGGTATGTCGGAGCAGGTAAAAGCTCAAACCAACAAGTTAAGGGAGCAGAAAGATGTTTTGTTTGGACTTACTCAACAGCAGGCAGAGGCACGTCTTACAGTAAAAAAATTGAAAGATGAATATGCAGCTTTCAAAGAGGAAGCAGGTGAAACTGTAGAAGCCAATGAAAAAATGTCCGTTTCCTTGACAAAAGTATTAGGCGTGATTGGTGGGGTTACAGCCTTGAAAAACTTTGTTACAGAGCTTGTTAATGTACGAGGGCAGTTCCAGCAACTTGAAATTGCTTTTTCAACCATGCTAAAAAGTAAGGAAAAAGCAGATAAGTTGATGTCAGAACTGGTGGATATAGCTGCGAAAACTCCTTTTGATCTTCAGGGAGTAGCATCCTCTGCTAAACAAATGTTGGCTTATGGATCATCCGCAGAGAGTGTTGGCGATGAACTGGTGATGCTTGGTAATGTTGCGGCTGGTGTTGGATCTCAACTCAGTGAAATTGCTTATCTCTATGGTACATTAAGGACGCAGGGTAGAGCTTATGCCACAGATATTCGTCAATTTGCAGGACGTGGTATCCCTATTTATGAAGAACTGGCAAAGGTTCTTGGTGTTACAAAGGACGAAGTTTCCGGTTTGGTCACAGCAGGTAAGGTTGGCTTTAAGGAAGTAGAACAGGCATTCAAGAACATGACCAGCGAATCCGGAATCTATTATAATTTGATGCAGGAGCAGTCAAAATCTCTTACGGGGCAGTTAAGTAATCTTGGGGATGCTTGGGACACCATGCTCAATGAAATCGGTAAGGACACACAAGGAATAGCATCCTCCGGAATATCTGCTGTGAAGGGGCTGATTGAGAACTATGAAACGGTAGGTAAGGTCTTATTGGGATTGATAGCTACTTATGGAACTTATAAAACGGCTCTAATTGTTACGAGAATTACTCAAGATGCGTTGACTGCACGTATGGAGCTTGCAATACTTGTAACTAAAGCACAGACTGTAGCGCAAAAGGCATTAAATTTGGCAATGAGCGTTAATCCGTATGCTGCGATAGCAACAGTTGTGGTAGTCACGAGTGCCGCTTTGTTAAATTATGCTAGTAATCTTGATAAATGCAAGAAGGGAATTGATGCATACAATAAATCTGTTGAGGAGGCAGCAAGGAAAGAGGCAGAGCATAAGGAAGAAATTGAAAAGCTTTTGTCAGTAGCGCAGGATGAACAGTCTTCTACTGAAGACAGAAAAGAAGCATTGATTCGTCTTGAGCAAAAATATCCAGACATATTCAAGAAATATAAAACAGAGGCAGACATGCTTCGTGATATTTTGAATATAAAAAAACAAATTAATGAGGAAGATGAACGAAGAAGAAATGTTTCCGATCAAGAAGAACTAAATAGATTGAATGCGGAAATCAATAAACTGAATGAAGCCATTAAATCGGTATCGCAGTCTGGTGCTGGATTATCCATACAGTCATTGGTTAATGAAAAGAACAATCTTATTAAGCAGCGTGATCTGAAACAGGAGGAAGTTAATAAGAAACGACATGATGAAATACTCTCAGACCTTTCTGGCTATTCTAATGAGCAACTTCAAAAAGAGGTGGACGTGAGAGAACGTTTGATGAAACGTTTGGAAAATGCTCAAAAGCTAGGAAATTCTGTCAAAAATGGCAAAATATTGAATGGAATATTGCCTGGTATCAAGACCAACGAACAGTTGCAAGCCGAGAAGCAAGCTATTGAACGGGAACTGAATAATAGAGGAAAGACAAATGATGAAACAAAAAACAAAAAGTATTGGGAAGATAAAAAGAAAGAAGCTGAAGCGGCTCGTGATGCGTTAGATGTATCTGAGAAAAATTCTGAAGAATGGAATAGATATACTCAGCAGATACAAGAAGCTCAGTCCCAGATTGAAAAGTATTCTGATTCTAGCACAATTTTAAAAGACGCCGAGCGACAAAAGAAAGAGCAGCAACAGCTTGCAGAAGAACTCCTTCAGATTCGTAGAACCAATCAGCAGAACGAAATCAACCTGATGGAAGATGGAGCTGAAAAGAAGCGTAGACAGATTGAGCTGGATTACCAGAAAGAAATCGACGAAATTAAGAAGCAACGTAAAAAATGGGAAGATGCACAAGGTGGAAAGCTTACGTCTGAACAGCGGGATGTATTGGGAAATCGTGCGTCAAATGCCATGCAATCACGTGAAAAAGGTCTAGCCGCAATTACAGACACTGAAAATCAGGCTGCTATTGAAGCTAACGAACGCTACCTGAAAAACTACGGAACGTTCATGCAAAAAAGACAGGCAATTACCGATGAGTACACCCGTAAAATCTCAGAGGCCACTACTCAGGGAGACAAGGACATACTCCAGAAAGAAATGGAGAAGGCTCTTTCCTCCCTTGATTTTGAAAAACTGAAGCAAGGCATCAACTGGGAACTTGTCTTCGGTGACTTGGATAAGGTATCTAAAGAGTCCTTGAACAAAGTGAAGCAGCAGCTTAGAGATTTTAAGAACTCGGATGAGTATAAGAATATGGCCGTTGACCAGAAGAAGGTCATTGACGAGGCGTTGAACAACATTCAATCAACCCTTATTGACAAAGGCGGATTGCTGGCAGACTTACCTGAACAGTTAAGCGAACTGGCACAAGCTCAGGAAAAATATAATGAAGCCATGAAGAATGGTACGGATGCACAAAAGGAAGCTGCTACAAAAAAGCTGAACGATGCCCAAAAGAGACAGCAAAACGCTCAGACCAACGTTCAGAAATCAACGGACAAAACGACAAGCAACCTTATCTCTTTGTCGAATGTAATTACCCAGCTTGGTTCAAACTCTGAAATTTCCCTTTCTCAAATTGGAAACTTGGCTGGCGATGTTGTTGATGTTTTTACAGAGGCAGGAAGTAAGATTGGTGGAATCATTGGAGCTGCATTTTCCTTGCTGGATGCAATCGGGACGCAGGGGCTTGACGGCTTTGTTAGCAATCTTTTTGGTAGTGTTTTTAGATCTATAGGGGGAATATGGGATACTTTAACGTTCGGACTTATAGGTAACAAAGAAAGTGATCCATACTTGAAAGAAGATTTGGAAAGGCTAACAATCTCCAATCAAGATTTGAAAGCTTCCCTTGATAATTTGGCAGATAAGATGGACGAAAGTGCTGTTGCTGATGCTTCTGGAATATACGAGCAGCAGAAGAAGAACATTGAGGAGATGATTGCAAATACACAAGAGATGATGCAACGCTCCGCTGCCGCATATAGTAATGGCTTTCTTGGAATTGGAGGTACACATTCTAGTAACAAGAGAGTCAATGACGCAATGTCTGCTGAAGATTGGAAACGTGTCAGTGAAGCTGCTGGAGTTTCGGTGACAAGTGCCAGCGATTTTTGGAACCTGACCAGTGAGCAGATGTATAACGTGGCCAACAACGCCACTGATCTCTATTCAAAAATCAAGCAATATGCCGACGATGGATATGAGAACGCTTCGCAATATATGGATAGCTACATTGAATATTGGAAGCAACTCGATGAACTGGAGGATACTTACCGCGAAAAGCTGACCGACACCTCGTTCGACACTATTCGAGATGAGTTCAAAAACCAATTACTTGACATGGAGTCAGATGCAGAGGATTTTGCGGAAGATTTCGAGAAGATGATGCAGCAGGCAGTGGTTGAGAGCATGATGTCAGATACCTATGCAAATCGTTTGAAAGAATGGTATAAGAGCTTCGCAAACTCGATGACGGACGGTACTTTGTCTAGTACTGAACAAAGTAATCTCAAATCTCAATGGGAACAGATGGTAAGTGATGCCTTAGCTGAGCGTAACGCCATCATGCAGGCTATGGGATGGGATAGCTCTTCCTCCGAGCAGCAGTCTGCCTCCAGCCGAGGATTTGGTACAGAAATGACGCACGAGGATGCCGGGGAACTGAGCGGGCGGTTCACTGCCGTGTATGAGTCTAATCTTCGCATTGAGACAGCAGAACAGCAACAGACAGTGGCCATTACGGAACTGCGAGGTTCCATCAGTTCCTTGATAGTGCAAGCAAATGGGCTATACAACATCGCAGACGAAACACGTACCATTTTGGCTAATTCCTATTTGGAGTTGCAGCAAATCAGAGAGAATACAGAAGATTCAGCCAAATACCTGAAAGATATAAAGGCTGACATCGCCGAGGTGAAACATAATACAGCAAGACTATGACAGGAGATTTATTTATCAATGGGAAAGATGCATGGGGCACATGGGGTGTCCGTATGGGCGACGGTTTTCTCGATGCAATCGACGGATTCAATGAGATGAAAGACTACATTGAGGATGAAAGCCGACTGGAACATGGCAAACGGGTGATAACAGATAATGCAAAAGTGGATTCGCGCGAAATCACTCTCCAGTTTACGATCGAGGGAAATTCAGAAAACGATTACCGATCAAAGAAAAAAGCTTTTCAGACAGAACTGGAAAAAGGTGCCGTAAATATTAAAGTTCCAGCATTGGGAGATGAAATATACAAGTTGATTTATCTTGGAAAGAGCATTTCTTATGGGATGAGTTCTGACCGCTGTTTTGGTAAAATTTCGAGCAAATTTGAAGAGCCTAATCCTATGGATAGAAGCGAATAACGAACATTCACCTTATTGTTTCAAATGGGAGTCCTGATTTTTAGGGCTTCCATTTTCTATTTATGAACTTTGGGGATATGATAGACATTAAAGACATATCAGGTAAAACAAGACTTTCCATCCCAATTAATAAGGGAGCTAAAGGAAAGTTCACTCTGATGAAGGAAGACTATATAATTCTTCCTTTTTCGGTTGCTAAGCCTGTCCAGTTTAAACTTGGTGATTATGTAGATTTATCCGGTGTCCTTGATGAATCATTAGGTGGAAAGCTGGCGAAAATCTATGAGATAACTGACCTTCAGAAGCCTACTTACAACACTTCAACTGGCGGCTATGATTATAATCTCCAGATGAACGCCTATTACTGGAAGTGGAAGAATAAAATATTTAAATACACTCCGGAACATGCAGGAAATGAAGCATCCTGGTCGCTTACAGCAGCCCTTGATGTGCAGCTCGGGGTATTCCTTCGTAACCTGAAAGCATTGGGATATACATATAAAGGAACAGACTTTATTTTCAGCATAGACGATACAGTAGAGAATAAGGCCGTGGCGATGACCTACGACAACATGAACCTGTTGGATGCCTTATTCTCAATGGCGGGTGAGGATAAGTGGAACTGCGATTGCTGGATAACGGACAACGTGATACATTTTGGGCGAAATGAATTCGGAGATGCCGTTAAAATCGAGCGTGGTGTCGAAGCGTCGTCTATCACCCGCAGCGAAAGCCAGGGTACTTATGCCACCCGTATCTATGCGTTTGGTTCAACAAAGAATATCACCACAAACTACCGTCCGACCGATGAGCAGGTAGTGGTGAACGGCGTAGTCCAGAAACGGCTTATGCTTCCGGCTGACACTCCCTATATTGATGCATACGAAGGTATGTCGCAGGAAGAAGCCATTGAGGACGTGGTGGTATTTGATGATGTCTATCCCCGACGTGTTGGCACTTTATCAGACGTACACACACGAACCGAAGAAGTGGAGAATGAGGACGGCACGAAAGAAACTATTACGTACTATCGCTACAAGGATGCTGGGTTAGAGTTCAAAGAAGAGTATATTCTTGAAGGTGAAGAATTGAAAATTCAGTTTCAGTCAGGGAAGCTGAATGGTATGGAGTTTGGCGTAATCTTCAATCCCAAGCCGAAAGATGAAAGTCGGGGAGATCAACTTTGGGAGATTGTCCGCAATGAAGATTATGGCCGACCATTACCGGATGATATGATGTATCCTGCCAACGGCGATGAATATATTCTTTCAGGTTTTGATATCCAATTGGTGTCCGACCAGTATATTCCAGAAGCCGAGCAGGAACTGAAGGGAAAGGCGCAGAAGTATGCCGACAAGGTAAAAAAGGATGACGGTACCTATCCGACTACCCTAAGAAGCTCATGGGTTAAAGAGGATTTGATATCACGAACTTTCGAATTTGGTCAACGTATCAATCTCGTAGATGATACATATTTTGAAAATGGGCGCATTTCACGTGTCTTGGGATGGGAAATGAATCTTGATATTCCGTGGGATTCTCCAGTTTACACGATTGGGGAAAGTATGCCTTATTCACGCATCGGTGAAATTGAAAGTGATGTCGAGTCCTTAACCTACAAGGGACAAACATATTTTGGAAAAGGCGGAGTATATCTTATCAAAGTAAATGATTCAACTGCTCCAAGTGATAGTAATACGTTTTCTGCACTACGGGCATTAAAAATCTTCCTTCGTAAGGACCAGTCAGACGGAACCAGCTTTCTGCTAAAGTTACTGGGAGGAGCAGAGTTTGGAGTGTTTGCTTCTGGAATTTCCGGAGCAAATATCGATGCGCAAGGCGCAGCAGAATTACTCTCACTGGTATTGCGTGGTGCGTTGACGATAGGAGAATATAAAAAAGGCTTGAAAGGAGCCAATATTGACGAACAAGGTGCTGCCGATTTGCTTTCCATTCTTGTCAGGGACGGTATGGAGTCGGCCAATTTCTCTACGGGTGCTTTGGGAGCTGGATTCTGTCTGAAGAAAGACGAAAACGGTGACAGCTACTTGGAGGTAGACCGTATGCTTGTCAGAAAGGTTGCGACTTTCATTCAGTTGCTTATCCAGCAAATTAAGCATGTAGGAGGACAGATAATTCTTACTCTGGCTTCGATGTCGTGCATTAAAGTAGAAGATAAAGGAAATTATTACCGCTGCTATTTTGAGAATACAGACGGAGAAAAGACAATCGAACAGGAATTTGTTGTCGGAGATTTAGCAAGAGCACAGACCTTTAATGTTAAAGAAGGTGTGAACGAGAATGTAACTAACACCTATTATTGGCGTGCTGTTGTTGGCGTTGGAGACAATTATATAGACTTGTCTAAGACCGATTGCGATGCAGGCTCTACAGAACCAAAAGCAGGCGATGATATTGTGCAGTTAGGCAACAAAACTGACGCTACACGTCAGGCAGCTATTATCTTGTCTGCTTACGGCAATGATGCACCTTATTTCAAGTTATATCGTGGTATCAATTCCTATTCACTAGACGGTAAGGAATTTGTTTCTTTTTCCCGTTCAGAAGTTATGATCATTGCTGATACGATAAGATTCAGTTCAGGGGAAAGCCTTAAAGACTACATAGATGGTGCAATAGATGATGTAAATTCTAAGGTAGACAAAGCCATATCTGATTTATCTGAAAATATATCATTTGTTAATCAATTATCAAAGGACCTGGAATCCGTAAAAAATCAGGTCGACGGAGCTATTGAAACATGGTTCTATGAGCCAGTTCCTACGTTAAGCAACGAACCTGCCGTTAATTGGACTACAAATGAAGCCAAGGACAGACACTTAGGTGACTTATATTATGATGGGAACGGCAAGGCGTACCGTTTCCAGATGTCGGGTGCTTCTTATGTATGGCAGGTAATAACTGATTCAGACATTACTAAGGCTTTGGCAAACGCTAAGGCGGCACAAGATACGGCAGACGGTAAAAGAAGAGTGTTTGTTAGTACTCCGACAAATTCTTCTGCATACGATGTTGGAGACTTATGGGTAAATGCCACATACGGAAGCTACAAGAATGATTTGCTTCGATGCAAAACGTCTAAACAAGCAAAGGCTCAGTTTTCGATAGAACACTGGGAGATTGCAACAAGATACACAGACGATACTAAGGCTAATCAAGCCCAGGCTTCGGCAGATGCAGCCAAACAAGCCGCTGATAGTGCACAACAGACAGCCAACAATGCGGTTCAAAGTGCATCTACTGCTAACGCCTTGTTGTCAGACATAGCAAACGACAACAAGCTGACTGCACAAGAAAGACAGGAAACTAAAAAAGAATGGGACATCATTGTATCGGAAAAGTCGAAAAATGATGCAAGTGCTGATAAATATGGAGTAAGCAAGACTGCATACGATACAGCTTATAGTGCATTAAGTACTTATATCACTCCTCTGCTCTCGAGCCTTTCTACTACAAGCAACATATCTGGAACCACATTCAGAAGTAAATTTAAAGACTACTACGATGCTCGTACTGATATGCTAAATGCTATATCTGCAAAAGCCAAATCCCTTGCAGATGCAGCTCAGCAGACGGCGGACAAAGCTCAACAACAAGCAAATCAGGCAATAAAAGATGCTGCCAACGCAAAAGTGGCAGCCGACAATGCACAAAGTGATGCTGATGAAGCTAAAAGCCGATTGGATAACTGGGCTTCTGACGGTTCTGTTTCTCCGACAGAAAAACAGTCTTTGAAAGAGGAAATTGCACGTATTGATGCAGACAAGACTCAGATAGCAAACGGATATACAAAGTATTCGTTAGGTACTCCTACTGCCTATAACAACGCTCATACAGCTTACCGTGCTGTGCTGGTAACTCTTACGGCTTCTTCTCCTGAAACAATCAGTATTCCGTCTGACTTTTCGACTAAGCAAACAACGTATTATACACAGAGAACGACGGCTCTAACGGCAATATCGAATGCGGCACGTGACTATGCGCAAGGTATAGCCAACGATTTAAGTTCTTATAAGAAAACGGTTAGTTCGCAATTTGAACAAACCAACAACAGCATTACTGCTGCCGTTACTTCTTCTAAGGAATATACAGATAGTGCTGTAGGAGAAGTTAATTCTTCTTTGACTGAATACAAAAAAGAGGTAACATCACAATTCAGTGTATTAGAAGGTGAAATTAATAGTAAGGTCTCTTCTACTGAAATTACTACTATTAAGCAGGAAATAATTAATACGGCAGCGAGCGATGCAACCAAAAAGGCGAATGATGCAAAGACTTCAGCAATAAGTACTGCCTCTGCTGATGCAACTTCCAAGGCAAATAAGGCAAAGCAGGACGCCATATCTACTGCTGCTACTGATGCTACCAACAAGGCAAATCAGGCTAAAAATGATGCTATAACAACAGCCGGACAAAATGCAGACAAGAAGTATGCAACGATTACCACCGTATCATCTATGCAGACTTCCATTACGCAGTTAAGCAATAGCTTGTCCTTAAAAGCTGAAAAGTCAGAAGTAACTGCCGTTCAGAACAACCTTAATCAGACTAACAACAATCTGTCAGCACTGACTACACGTGTAAGCAAAGCAGAAGTCGCGTTACAGCCAGATAATATTTGGATTGGTATTTCTTCTAAGGTTACAAGTGTGAGCAAGATAACCAACATTGTTCCTGACAGTTGCTTCGATGATGCTAATTACAGCTTACTTTATAGCGGAGGTTCACGTGTTAGTGCGGCAACGGCCAATAATAGTTGTCCTACAAGTTATTGTTTAAAATCAAGTCAAAGAGATGTAGTAGCACAAGGTTTTTTCAATGTAGCCGAAGGAGAAAAATATTATATTTCAGCTTATATAAATGCTTCTCAGAGTAATTATTCTGTCATGGTAGGTTTAGGATTAATAAAATCTAATGGCAGTAGCGCATCAACTTGGTTATGGTCTAAAAGTGTTGCAGCAAAGACTTCTGGATGGCAAAAAGTTGAAGGTTATATTACAATACCATCAGGTTACTCAAGAGCAAGGGTTTATGCGTGCCATATTGAAGCTAATTCTAATTTTGGAACGGCTTATGTAACAAAATTACATTGTTATAAGGTAGATAGTAATAGAAACAATTTAGCTTTAAATTCGAAAGGCCCATGGACTGCTAACAAGTATCAGTTAGTGACATACCTTACATTTGTAGCGCCTCTAAAATCAGGAACTATTTATACTGTTTCATGGAAAGGTTCAGGAACAGGCAATTTAGCTGTGTATTTCTCAAATGGCGCCGCATCATCGGCACGTCAAGGTGTTAGCAATGGAATACCTGTAACAGCAAATAGCAATTATCAAGGAATTACCTTTTATTCAGAGCACTTCAAATTAGACCCGAGCTTAGGAACAGATAACGGGATCAATTTGACTGTTAGCGAGGTTAAAGTCGAAGAAGGAGAAAGAGCAACGGATTGGTGTTATTCAGAAGGTGACTATTCCACAACCGAAGAAATTAAAGCTGGAATAAGTATTACTGAGAATACGATAACCATACTTGGTAAAGCAATATCATTGCAAGGAAAGATTACCTTCAGTTCTCTTAATAGTAGTTTGCAAAGCACTATTAACGGCAAGGCTAATTCAAGCGACGTTACTTCTTCAAAAGATGATATTGCTAAGAAGTTAGGATATTCCAGCTACACCGATATGGCTAATAAAGCAGCAGCCGGAAATACTATCATCAATGGGGGATATATCCGTACAAGTCTTATTGATACAAATACTCTTGTAGCCAAAACGCTGAACGCTGTCAACGATGAAGGGATAAATACTTTAGTAAATAAGGATGGTATAAAGCTGTCAACTGGAAGTGATACTCTTTTGAGTATATTTTTACAAAATGGAGTAAACGGGTACTATCCAGCTTTTAATTTATCTACATTCCTTGATGATGGGAGTAAAGTAATAGGAACATTATCTCCTTCAGAATTAAATGTTATTGGTAAAAGTACAATAGATAACAAAATTTATAGAGGTAAATACGGAGCTTATGAAATGAGTTTGCTGGATAGCAATAAAGCAGGAATAACTATTGACCAAGTAGGTATAAATTTAACTTACACGATTAGTGGAAGTTCTACAAGATATATAGTCCATTATACTAAATGTATATATTCAGCTTATATATCAAGTTCGGGAAGTATTATTGATAAAATCGGAACTAATATACCAAATAGTTCGGGAAAACCTATTACATTTTCTGTATCAAGAACAGCCACAGGAGCATATAAGGTAACTCACAATATAGGGAACACTTCTTATAAAGTTCAGATAACACCAATACGAGATACATATTTTCCTATAGCTTGCGTACGAGAACGGCAAACTACTTATTTTGTTTATACAACTGCTTATAATGCTCCAGTAGGAGGCGTATATGGTCTTACAGATGGGAATTGTGCTGTATATCTTAATGTCTATTATGAATCACCCAAACTTGGAACATTCTAAATAAAACTTTCTATAAAAACTATTTAATTATGAAAAAACTGAATTTTAAAGCTGTCCCTACAAGGGACATTGAAGGCAACCTGGAACCTCGTGACATTTCGAAAGAGCTGGGGAACTATATCTATCGTGAAACTTCTGACTTGGGAGAATTAGACCTTGCACAGAGAATCTATAAGGAAGGCGAGATTGAAGCTACTGACGAAGAAGTAGAAGTCATCAGAAAGTATATCAACGGCGGCTACAAGGCATTTGTCAAGAAAGCCTTTGAAGAAATGTTATAATGTAATTATGAAAAAGATAAGAATAGGTAAAGATATACACATTACCTGGGAAATAGCTGTCGAAAACGGATTTCAAAACTCTGTTGAGGAATGGCTACAGAGTCTGATACAACCTGCTGAAGATGTTACTGACACGGTTTGTCAGTCGATTTGAAACCTTTTATTCTTTGTTCGTTTTTGCATCATTTATCTTCGCTGGAAAGCTTTGGTAAATGAGTAGATTTGTGTGTGACTTATGAGATAACGCCCATGAGCGTGTTCCATTACCGGAATGCGCTTGTGGGCGTTTGTCGTATTATAAGTGCTACCAAAATCCGGAATACGAGAGATATATAAAGACATATTGTTTAATTTAAAATCTTAGTAAAATGAAAAGATTCGTTTTCATGTGTGTCGCACTGTTGATGTGTGTAGTGAGTGTTTTCGCGGAAACTTCCGCTAGTGTAGAACCTTCCGTTCCGGAGTTCCTGACCGGATTTGCCAGCTTCACCGGACTGGTGTCGATCGTTGTTCCATCTGTGCTAGGTTTTATTGCCTCAAAGTTGAGCAATCCGATGAACAAATGGGTAACTATGTGGGTGACGGCCGTTGTCGGTGTAGTCGTTACCTTCTTCAGTTGGTGGATGAATCTCGGTTTTCCGCCTTCGGATGCAAGCATTTGGGTTGTATTGATAGACTCGTTATTTGTGGCACTGGCATCGACTGGAATTGTGTCAGTGGTTACGTCTGAGTGGCTGGCCAAGTTATTCGGTGGTAAGGTAAATAAGGAGTAATGCAGAATCTGATTACCATAATAGCCCCGCAGCTACTTGTAGCCGGGGCTTACTCCTTTATTGGAGAGATAAAAGGGGTAGTCTTTGAGCTTCGCTGGATGCTGGCATTTATCGTCGTGATGA